TACCTTTTCGTCCTAGTGAGTGGGGTGGAAAAGCACAGGCTGATAAAGAGAAACGTTTTGGCGCTGCTGTTCCTTACATCAAGAATGGTCAATTATACTTTTACAAACCACACTCGACTGACTACACCCTAGACGAAACTTACGACCCTGACCACGCTATCAATGAACTAGTTGGATTTCCACTTTTCTCGACTAATGAGTGGGTAGACGACGTAAGTTATGCAATCGGCTACCTCAGCCAAAAAACAAATAACAGCACCATCATGCTATTTGGCGATGACAAAAATTACCTCACTGAAGACGAGTATTGGGAAAATGATAAGTTTGCTCGTAAATACAGTCCAGACTATAATGAAAGCAACGACCTACTTATATTCACTGATAGCATCCCTAACTGCGAAGAAATCAACGCCATCCAATTCTAGCCACAATATGAATAACCCCAAAGACTACATCACAGACAAACTTGTATACAGCTCTTCGCTATCCTTTCCGATGGCTAAAGTCAAAATGTTCATGCTTCATTGGCGCGACCTTGTAGTGGCTCTAGATTTAAGTACTCAACAACGCCAGTTGTATTTTCTGTCTCAGGTGTTGTACCTGACTAGAGAGTTCTTGTACCAAAACGATTTTGACCTACTTTATAAAATTGCAAACGACTGGAAAAAGTATAGCCTCAATAAATTAGCTGATGCTGGAGATTGGTACAGCATTATCAGGGTACTTACCCCAACACCTATCGAACATGACTTGACTAGCCTTGAATATCTCGAACGCCTACATAATCAACTAACACCTCAGACCTGTGCCAGCATCAATTCTTAAACACACCTTAAACAGCGACTCACTACCAGCACCACACGAAATTGCTGTTGGTGAACTTGTCTTAGCGCTTAAAGATGAGCAAGCAGTTCTTTATACGAAGGACTTCACTGGCAAAGTACTGGAGATTGGCAAGGGGGTTCAGAAGTTTACGGAGCTTCAAGATGTCAATATAAATAATGCGCGTGAAGGCGATTTCCTAGTCAAGCAAGGCAACGGTTTTACAGCAGCATCACAGATTGGCAGTCTCACTAGGCTTAGTGATGTAGAAATAAACAGTCCCACAAATGGACAGTATTTGCGCTATGACGCGCTTCGTGAAGCCTATGTGAATGCAAGTCCAGATTATGCATTGTCACAGCTTACAGACGTAGATTTAAGCACACTGGAAAACAATCAAGTACTGTATTGGGACGCAACCGCAGCAAGATGGAAGCCTCGCAATAGAATCAACTTAGTAAATGAACTTGATGACGTTGAGATAACCCCAACTACAGGATTAGTAGACAACCCACACCGATTCCAAATACTTTCACTTGATGTTGGTGGGACTGTCTGGAGCAATCAAGACCTGCAAATTGTTCGTGACCCTAACCCGACATTGGGTGCAAACCTTAACGCCAATGGCAATTATCTTTATAATTCTTTTACTAATGTTGGTACAGTGGTGGGTAATGCTCCCACTATTAATCTGCCTTATGCTACTGCGGATTATTGGATTGTAACGGGTGTAGCCGTAGAAACTCAGTCACAGTGCATCTTGTTGCCACAAATCGCGCCAGCAAATAATCAAGCAGCCGTGATGTTGATTGAGATACGGCAAAACACTGGTCAGATTCTCATTGGCGGTCTAACTAACGTCAAGTACGAAGATGGTAGAGCGATTAAGCTATCAGGCAATGGCAAAACTGACATCATCACAGTACTGGTTCAGAACGTCGGGGGAACAATTACCACTTACGTCACAGCAACTGCACTTAATATAGCTGCGCTGGGGCAAGGCGGAATACCTGCATGGCGATATGACATCGTAGATAACCAAGCACAACTACTGGCGGCTCCTAAACTTTATGATGACTATTTTAAGTACGTCAAACTATTACTCGACTTTGAGGCGCAATCATGGCGCAGCAAGCTTTGGTATGAGGACAAGAGTAGCTTATCAGTTCCAGTTGCAATATTAGGGGTAACGCAACAAGATACTGACATCACGACCTTCGGCATCCCTAACCAAATTGCAGAGTTCGATAACAGCATCGACACCATTACCATCACCCCTGCTGCCACTATCAATGTCACAGGCGACTTCACATTTGAATTTTATCTGCAATACCAAAACACAGCATTTTACGAATCAACTACGTCAGTCACACACAAATATTTTGACTCAACCAACTTTAAGATTAGTTATACAGGTCAATTAACAACCAGTACACAAAACCTCACGTTCACTCTGGTTATTGGCGCTAACACCTACACATTTGATAACGCCAACCGACTTTTTAGATACCAGAACAGCCGCTACATATTCTTTTCTGTCACGCGAGTTGGGACGAGCATCAAGGTGCATTGTGATGGTCAATTGTTGACAGAAAAAACAGGGCTTATGATTGATTCTGGAGTTACTAATTTAGCTATCTCTTCGGCAACTATAAGTATGATTGGGCGACTTGATTCAGTTCGATTGACGGTAGGTAAAGGTCGCTATACAGATGCAGTTTATCAGCCTCCAGCTATGAGGTTTGGGCGCTTGGGTGGTCTTGAAGATGTAGTTCACTCGCAGTCGTTCAATTACTTTCACCACAGTATTGGTAATCAGATATTCTCATGAGCGTTAGCATATTTCCACATACAGTAAATGAAAATACTGCTGACTACAATCTGATTCCTGTAGGCACTTTGCTTTTAGGATTTATGTCTAAAAACATAACCACAAAGACATATAAAAATAGTGTAGCAATTGTAGGTAATAGCAAACGCAACCTTAAAGACTTTATTAAGTACTATACATACTCTGATGGAGCTATCCTTCGTTTTTACAAAGGGCAACTAACGACAACCGTACCTAACATCTACTTAAGAGATATTTCAGGTGTAGTAATAGGTGGTGCTGGCACTTACTTGGCAGTCAACTCTTTGGGGCAAGTTATTAACACGGTCAGAAAAGAATATCAGATAAAACAACTGAGTGATGTAGTAAATACGGTAGCGCCAAACAAATATGCACTAACTTATAATGCCTCAAACGAAGAGTGGTACTATGCCCCTGAAGCTTCGGCACTAAGTAAATTTGATGATATAGAGTATGAGTTAGCTCCGATACCTTATGCTTGCCTAGTATCTAATTTTGCTCCAACTAATCGAGGGGGTTTTGGTAACACTAAAAAAGTGCTTCCATTAAGTATTAGGTGGGATAGGTCGCCTGTACTTGGAGGTGCGCTTAACTGCAATGGAAAATCACTTAATAATCTAATATATAACTGCCAAAACATATCAGCAACACAGCCACTATCAAGTCTCATTATTGACACTATCCAGCATTCCGAAACTAACGTAGTCTGCACCAATGGAGTGAAGGTACTGAACATACAACTAGTTATTAATAACAACCATCTTAAGTTTTTCACTCTCAATCTAAGTAATTTTACTGGTATTGTAAGTTTCAAAGCAGATGCAGATATAAGATTTGAGAACGGATATTTACCTAAGATAAGCAAACCAGAGAATACCTACACCTTACTGATATATAAGGATGATGTTAAGATAAAAGTAGTTATTTTACACAAAAATCGTAATATGGGGTCATTTTCTAATGGGACTTAAGCAATATGAGGGTCAGCAAACTGAGAATCCCTCTTTAGATATATTCGGGTATCCTGTGACGCTTCCCCCACAATCTACACCGCTATTGCTGACCCTCATATTTATCACGAATTTGGTGCTTATCCTTAAGTCTAAACCAGTAGGATTTGCTATAGACCTTTTACGTGGGGCGGATTTGCAGTTACTTGAAAATCTTGACGATATAGCGGTAGAGTTACGTGAATTGACTCAAGCCGATAGAGTACTCATTACAGGCTTCCATAACGGTAAACAGAATATCCTTTACCACTGGCGCAGAATTTCAACTCTTGCAGAAGCTACTAGATTTGGCGTAGAGTCTGTGCTTCATAAAACAAAAGACTTAGATACAATTTCCGTTTTCAGTTCTAATGACTATGAATTTTTAAAAACGCTTGGCGCTCACAAAACTTTTATTCACATTAATAGAGATTTGCCAACTATATCTATCCAGCAACGCAGATTCTTAATTAATTGCTATATGTTTGGTCAGTATGTGATGTTGCTTCAAGATGACGTTCTCACCGACCCTTATGGAGCTATTTTCATTCAATACGACAGCCCTGAAAAATGTGAAGTATCTAGAGGAGGGGAAGTTGGTTGGAGTTCCTCTGTTACAAACTCGGCTTATCAAAAAGTGATGCGAGTAAACAGCCTTATATACGACAGAGGCACTTCTAGGGCGACTAAAGTGGTACACTGGATAAAGAAAAAATTAGGTTTGTAGCCACCAATGCTGTACAGAAACAAGGAAGGTCAATTAATAAATCGTGCTAGAGCCATATTATTGCTGCTCAACGAATTGGGTACGGTAGTAGAGCCGTCCTATATTGATGACGACACCTTATCTTTGTATGGGTTTACTCCTGCACCTGAAGAAATTGCACCACAACAAATAGGTGTAAGCCAAGAGCGCAGAAAAGAAGTATTGGCAAGTGTGGACTGGGTAAGTAGCGCGAAACATCTTACAAAAGCAACAAAAGATGCAGTCGAGGCTTGGCGGTCAGTAGTGCGTGATTGTCCTGACTGTGCCGTACTTCCTCCCTTACCTCAGTTAGTAGCTACTAAGACCAAAACAACTGTACCTCTAAGTGAAGCAGAGCTTGATGCAATAAAGAATTACGTGACCAAAGACGGGGGGTGGTTGCTATTCTTGCAGATATGGAAGGACTTGCAATTCCCTAACTCAAAAAATATTGTGGCTAATCTCCTCATAGCCTATACCAAAGTGAAGCTCGATGAAATTATCGGCAGCATTTAATCATTCTTTTTCTGATGGTTACTCATATACTAGTCAGGTTTATGACGTTGCAAAGTTAATACCAGATTTGAATGGTCTGTATTTATGTGACCCAGAATATCTAGAGTTCTCGAAGATAGGTACTACTGGAGACAACAATCAAGTCCAAACCATTTACAACTTGCTTTTCGATGGTAACTATCTACAAGCTACAAGCAATAGACCTACATTAATACCTAACGATAGCCAGTTTAATAATCAGCCAAGCATAAACTTCTCAGATACTGGTAATCAACAACTATTTTTCAACAGACCTATCAATGTAGGTACAATTATTCTCGTTTACCTTACAAGGGAGTCAGGTAGCTTTCTAATATATGCCCCTCGTCAAACACTAGGCGACCCACCTTTTCTTTATGATGCTTTTCCTTCTGGTGGCGCTTCACTTTGGTCAGAGCAGCCTTTAGCTGGCAACTCTATTTACAATGCCACATCAAGAATAAATAGTCGAGCAGTAGCACCAACAACGTTCGTTCCCCTTAACACCTCAAGAATTTTAAGTGTCACCAACATATCCAATAGCAACGAGTATGAAACTATTACAGGTTTTGGGGGTAAAAATGGGACTAGCAACTTCAGTGTTCGTGGAAAAATAGCTGCAATCATCACATCATCATCACCTTGCCCGTTAGATATATTGGCATCAGTAGAAGCTAAGTTAGCTCAAATATATATTGCTTACAATGGCGTAGTTATTTCATCTCAACCTTCATTCAGAGAATTTGTTGGGGCTTACTTTAGCTTTGACTTTGCGACTATCGCAATTGACGAATTTTTTGATATCACTTCGTACAGTTATATATCTCCAAGTGGTTTAGGACTAAGCTTCACAGGTTCAGTTTTATCAGGTTATATACCTGAAGTTTTTGATGGTAGTTTTAGCATCAGCATCACTAACAGCAATAGTATGGTGTCTTATTTTAGTTTTTCACTAGAAACTGTAATAGCAGACCCCTTTATTCTCGACTTACCACAACAATCGAACATAGCGGTATCACTTTCCACGTTAAAAGATGTAGATGACATACCTTACGGAATTTACACCGATAATTTTGGCAACATAATTAAATGGGAAGACTCACGCCGATTACCTGATAAGCCTCTGTACGTCACCAGCACAGCCGATTCGGTCAACCAAATAACTTACAACGGTACGACCTCTTCCTTCATCACCAATAGTTCTCTCAATCCTCGTTCACTCTCAGGCACTTCAGTCAATTGCAAAACCTTCATTTGGGTATATAAGCAGAAACAAACTGGTGAACGCTTCATGGCTAACGGCTTTCCAGATATATTTGCCAATGGTGTTCTTTGGACTACAGGAACCAGTGATGATGTGTTTGGAACTACAGGTATAACGCAGTTGAACACAAAAGTCAACAAAGTTGGGGTCAATACTTTTAATTATCGCCAACCCATAGACTACGGCGCAATCATCGCGGCTACTAATGCAGCTTCTTCAATAGGCTTTAGTGGATTCTCTTCTCAACTGAAAGGGGAACTACTGTATTTCATTGGTTGGTCTGTTGCATTGAGCGAAGCTGAACTTGCAGAAGCTACACACCTATTAGCCAACAAATTTTTTGATTCTACTTTACTGTTGTTTAACACTTCAACCGAGTTCAGGTATAGCTCTGACGTTATTGTTAATCTCAACAAAAAGGTCACTGAAATTGCTGGCAACGCAGTCAGTTATGAAATATTGGTCAATCATTATTCAGCAATAATAACTGGTGACGACCTTATTTTCACCTGCCTTACCGATGACTTTATAAGTTTCACCATTCGCGCCTACACAACTACCGAATCAGTTACTTTTAGCTTCAACGTCAGTATCACTCTACTTACCAACCAACTTTATATCAACCTCAAAGGGCTTCTTAATACGTTTAGTTCATTCTTTATCGTGACTCCTGATGTCACCACCTTATCAAGCGGTAACATACTCCAACTAGATGAATACAGAACAAATGGTCAAGAGCTTTTAGGAGCGAACGCAGTAAACTATACTACCCCAACTCAACTTGATGGACTACCTGCGGCTCGATTTGAGATAGATGGCTCTTCGCACCTCGACTTTGGTACTCCTAGCAGTAGTAGTGGTTACTGTTTCATCATGGCTTACATCCGCAAAGCAGGGCAGACTGGTACAGCTTTCTTATTTGGTCAGGATAGCAACAACATTTTCAATTCTGGGAACAATGGAGAATTACTGGCAAATGACTTCTACGGGGACGTTTGGGCGAACGGTGCAGAAAGAGAGCGTGATTATGTGCTACCTGAAGAATCGCTAAGCGTAGTCATTTTCAACTCGACTGACCTAGTTACCATCAATTCCATTGCTAAGGACAGGGTGTTCGAGGACAGGAGTGTAAAAGGCAGTGTAGCCATGTTTTGTATTGTGGACTACAAGATTAGTCCAACTTCTTTTTCTGCCATCGAGCGAAGCATTCGCGACTACTACCAGCCAGCTAAAATAGTTACGTTGCTGAACTTCGATAGCAACATCGTTGACCAGAGTTATCGCGCCAAGACCTTGAGTAGCAACATTTCGGTACTTGACACTGTGACCAAGAAGTTCGGAGCCGCCAGCTTCCCTATCGCCAAGAACAGTGTGCCAGCTTATGTGCAAATACCAAATGACTCAGACTTCTCTTTTCTGTCGGGCGATTTTACAATTGCAGGTTGGCTACTGACTGACCGAGCTACTACTGGAAGTGAAGTTGTTAACATCTACACACAACAAGGACTATCACTGGTCTTTTCTGCCGACCGACTTTACTTAGGTCGCTCACTAATACTTGGACTCGCTCTCTTTTCTGTCGCCTTGCCTTTATCTTCGACTGTGTTCAATCACATTGCTCTGACAAGACAAAATGGAGTGCTAAGGTTGTATGTTGGTGGAGTTCGAGTATATGAAGCTGCTGATGACTACGAGTACCGTGACTGGAATACACCTGCACAAATAGGACAAGCCACTGCAATAACTACAAATGGCTTGAACATCAATTTGGATTCTTTTGTGGTATATCGAAGAATTTCGCTTTATAACGGTGCAAGCTTTGCGCCGCCTAGTAGTGCTTATGCAGTCTAAGTGGCTAAATCAGCCAAAGCAAATTTAGAGTAGGCAACTTGAAGAATAGCAAAGTCATCTTTTGTGTAAACAGAGACAAGGGATTTGTTACCATTAACAATACGATAATCTTTGAGGGGGTCTTTTTGTTTCAGGCTTTTATAAGTCTCGCAAGTCATGCGCCCAAGTCCTGACATCTTCCCTTTGGAAAGAGTAGTCCCACGAAACTCTAGAAGCCACTCAGCCAAAGACCAATTGGGGATATCACCAGCAAGTTCTTTAGGAGTAAAGATGTCTTCTTTTTCTGCTTCTCGCCTTACAATCTCATCTACAAGAATATTGATGCCATCCATTCTAGAATCTGCAACGCGCTTAACTGTTTTCCAATCTCTAACTTCTTTTGTTAAGGCATTGACACTAGAAATTAAAGTGTTCATTGTCTCATTCAAAGAGTTGTTGTCGGAATTGGCAGAGAATTTAGAAATCTCTTTAATCCAATTGTGCATACCTTGTTTTGCAAATTTCATTGCGCTAAATTGTGCTGTTTCATTTGCAACAGTGGACTTGAAAGCGTAATGAAAAATAACTTCTGTGGCTGCTTCAGTAGTGACAATCTTAGCTTGCTGTTCAGAGGTCATGTCCGAGTGGAAAACATTGCCCTCAAAGGATTCTAGAACTTTTGAGTTACTTTTGAGCCGAGCGCCCCCAAGTACTCTGCGAATACTTCTTTCGTCAACACCACATAAACGAGCAAGACCAACTTGGCTGATTCCAGAACGAGTGCCATCATTAGAAATATAAAACTCAACACCATTTTCAGCAATAACAGGAGATACGATTTCTTTGTAAGACATAAAGTTGTTTATTTGTATTTAACATTAAACTAACTATAACATACTCTAAAACGATAACCGTATCTACCTTAAGACGTAATCTAGTTTAACTCAAGAATACCTGAAAATTGGCTCAGATAATTGCTTGGGTCAAGTACATCAAGTTCACCCTTCCGCCTCATCTCCCGTTCACGTAAAAACTTTTCGCGTTTGGCTTGTAATTCCTTCATGTAGTTGTCCGACTTTTCCAGTGTCTTGAGTTCGGCTGCGGTAGCTGTACCATGATACCGTCTGAGTTTATATAGGAACACTTGAGAGTGCCTGAACTTGAGGTACAGTTGCTCTCTTGTTTTGTCTTCGCTTCTATAAGCTTTCTTGCGAAGCAGTACAAATTTACCCAAACCAAAAATATCGATAGGAGCAGTTTCATCAGCACACAGTTGAGCCTCAATAGCTTTGGTAATCTCACGGAGGGTTTGGTAGACGAATGCTGGGGTCAGGAAACTTCCTGTATCTGGGAAACGTTCTATTAAATTAGCATGAGCTTGAAAAACGTAAGCTGGAATGTGCTTGCGCGTCTTTTTAGTCACATTGATAAGGTCTTTCTCTTTCTGCTTCCTTACGGTATCAACGTAAGGTTCTGGTGTAAGTTGTGTCATAATGAAGTAATATACATATCAATTCCAAGTCTACCACGATGCGAAAACAGTCCAATAGCTTCAAAGAGTTCAAGACGCAAGAGTATTTCAAAGCGTTGGCTGAATCTATTTTAGGAGTTCGCAGAGCTATTAACAGTGACTTCGCTAAGAATACTTTTGTCGATGAATTGGCTAAGTGGATTGCCAAATCGAATACCAGTATATATGAAGTACCAGACAAGCTCTACGAGCGTTTTGCAGAAAAGAATGTAAGTGACATTACTGCCAAATACTTTGCCAAAGTGCAAGTCGAGTTCAACAAGGTATTGACTACCAATTTTGAGTCGATGATTAAGTTGGCGCTTAGACACCAAATGTACGACTACTTGTACGAGTACGGAGACGATGATATCCGCAAGTACTTTGATAGTGCAGTTATTACAGAAGACACCAAAGAACTATCAGCAGAGTTTGCGAGTTACCAAGAAGAAAATAAAAATAAGGCTAGATATAAATTAACTAAAAGGGCAGTCGAGAATTTGCTGAAACAACGTGCTGAGCAAACCAATATCAACGATGTCGCCAAGATACAAGAGCGAGTCAAAATAGCTGATGAAGTGTCGCGCAACGTCTATATGCTCAATAAAATTAGTGACAGCACCAACGCAGGTAAAGCTGCCATGATGAACTTTTTGTATGGTAGCAGTGATGAAAAACAAAATTTCATATCGAGTAATTACCTTGGCAAGCGTCGTCGAGTATTGCAAGCATCCTACTCAACCGAAAGTAACAAACAAATTCGTAAGGCTATTGCATTATTTTTAGCAGACAATCGAGAATACATTACTAATATCAAGTCTCAACGTAATAAGTACGAATACGACCTCAACCTTCTCAAAGTACGCATCAGGAATATCATCAACAAGGATGAAGCTGGACTACAAGGCGCATTTAAGCAGCAGTCACCTGATGTGATTGTAAAGACTGAATTGAACATCGCTTACAATTTCGGTAAGGTGGCGGCGTTTGGAGGTAAGGCAGATAGATACAAGCGATTCAGATGGAACGTTGACAGAGAGTATGCATTAATTAGTCGTTACAAGCGACTAGCTAACGGCAGCAAAAGAACTGACCCTGTTCCATGTGAAGACTGTGAACTTCAAGATGGTCTTGAATACTACTTATTTGAAATAATTGAAAACCAAAGAAGTAGCGGAGATGTTATTAACTATAAAGCTGGAAACCCTACTGTCTGGCGCAATTCAGCTAGACCTATTATGCCCCTACATCCGATGTGCCAATGTTTTTGGTCGTTATCGGAAGACGTTGATGAAGAAGATTTTGACCCCAAAAAACAACCTCCAAATCGACCACCTCAAGGCGGCTTAGGTACACCAATTAAGATTGCACTCGCAGCAACTGCATTTGTTGCTGGGCTTGCATTACTCTCATCTAACAAGTCACTAGGTAATGCAACAGCAAAAGCCATCTACTCGACATTCACAACACCTAGACTACCTGTACCAGACCCGACCAATTTACCGCGCATAGTAGAATCAGGGCTAGAGGCACTCAACTTTGTTGGGGCAGAAAAAAATATAGTAAATAAGGTAGCTCGAAGTGTTGAAATCATCAATCGCCGTTAGTCTTGGTATTGCTTTGCTTCTTCTGCTGGTCTTTCCGCCCGACCCTGTTAGAATTAATTTAGCAAGATTGTTCTATGCGCTAATATACTTGCTTCAACACATACACAAATGACCCCCAAACCTCAACAACGAGCTGATTTTATGTTCGAGGGACTTCAAGCCCTGCAACATGTAGATATTCCTTCTGCTTTTGATGCAGCTAGAAATGCAGTATACAGCTACCATCCTAGCTTTGGCGACATGAGTGCGCTTCCTATAGCCATGAACGCCCCTAACTTCCCTAAATGGGCAAAGACAGCTAAAGAGACTTATAAAGCTAATGCAGGGGATAAATTGCCTCAGCGTGTTGCTAAAGCAGCACTTGAAACTGGCGGTCAAGTATTGCGTGATAGTGAAGGCTGGGGGAATCCTATTGCAGATGGAATGTCAGCAACTTATCGAAATGTTCGAGGAGTTTATGATAAGCAGAAAGAACTTGGAAGAAAATTGACTCCAAAAGAAGTACTACAAGAGTCTGGCAAAGCAGCCTTACAGACCGCTAAAGCACAAGTTGTTACAAGACCTAAGTTTTATTTCTATGATGCCCCAAAAATGGGTGTGGAGGCGGTTAAGGGGGCAGTACCTAAAATCAGCGAAGCTCTCTCTAAATTGCGTAGACCTAAGCTAGCACCAATGTCTACTTCGTTCAAACACTTTAAGAATTTTTAGGTGGTAGAGGCGAGTTCATATAGAAAAACGTAATTGGTTTTTCGTAATAAGTGCTAAAACTTGCTAATTCAAAAGCGTCCAAAGCTCTTTTACCACGTTCAATTTCGCTAACAACATCTTGACTAAATGAAAAATCAGCCCCAACACTAGCTTGAGACTTATTCTTAGCCTTGCGTAGACTGCGTAGTTTTTCCCCTACTTGCCGATTGAAGAGTGATTTATTGTCCATGATAAAATAAAGACTATATACCTATAATAGCGTATTCATTATGGTCGAGCAAAAACCTACAAATTTATTTTCTTCCAATACATTTATATCACTAATTATTGTAGTGTTAAGCGCTGCACAACCTAGTATTGTGGACATCTCCAAGAATGGGGGTACATTTGAAAAGTACTTTAACTTGATAATTACTTTATTTGGTGCAATTGGAGTTGCCGCAGACAAAATTGACAAGGAAAAGAACGTTTACACTCCAAAGTGGTTTCCTCTTGGGCGTAATCCTGAAGATGCAGAACAGTCTACTGTGCTGGCTCCCGTAAAAGAAGTTACTGAGCAAGTTAGCGAAATTGCTAGTAAGGCTGATGATACAGTGGCAAAAGTTGAATCGGTGTTGAAAAACCCTTTGAATCTGCTGAAGTTGAAGTAATTATTATGGAAGCAATTATCACCAATACAACTTGGGCAAAACTTAGTACAGTACAGTCTACAGAGTTGCCCGATGACGAAAAGTTGAGATTGAATAAGGGGCAAGAGATTTATGGTTTACTTTCTTGCTCTTTAGTAGATGACCACTACAAGCTAGAAGTTGTCCCTAATCAATTCATCTATTTGTGGAAAGGTCATGCAAGTGTACCTGACTTTAAAGAAGTTCCTGAGCTACTGACAAAAGAACAGCTTTATTCAATTGCAATTTACGCTGATTACAGTAAACTTGACAACTTAATTGAAGCTCTTAATCAAACACTTCACAAATATGAAATCAATACTCCTTTACGCATTTGTCATTTCTTAGCTCAAGTAGCTCATGAAAGTGACGGCTTTAATACGACTGAAGAGTATGCAAGCGGAGCAGACTATGAATGGCGCGAAGATTTGGGGAATGTGTATGAAGGTGACGGCAGGAAGTTCAAGGGTCGTGGGCTTATTCAATTAACTGGCAGAGCCAACTATCGTGAGTTTAGCCAGTACCTTAAAATTTACGACCTCGAAGCTTATCCCGAACTAGTTGCTGAACCTGAACTGGCTTGTAGTAGTGCAGGGTGGTTTTGGTCTTCGAGAAATTTGAATGCTCTTGCTGACCAAGATAACTTTGACAGAATCATGCGTACTATCAATGGCGGAACAAACGGAGAGTCCGACCGATGGGCTTACCTAGTCCGAGCCAAGGCAGCTTTTGGCATTTAGCATACAATGATATTATAGTCAATATACAATTTAACGTTTCATGAAAAAGACCAACATCGCATATTTTAAAGCTCCAGCATCAGCCAACTTCGAGTTGGGGCAGGTGTTGGTGTCTGGCAGTCCACTCAAGGAAGAGTATACCGCCCTTGTAGCTACAGAGGGCAAGTTTACCGATAGCACTGATATCGAACATGAATTTAGTGCTGAGCGCCTAAATACAATTGTCGAGCATACTAACCGAGCCATCGATAGCGGCACAGTTGTACCTGTTTGCGCTGACCACAAAAAAGATATTCCAAATACCATTGGAAGCATTAATGGAAGAGCTTTTACTAAAGTTATTACCGAGGCAGATTTGCCTAATCCAAATAGCAAGCACCTTGTAGGAAAGCTTGGAATGTTTTTATCAGGGGTCAAAGTTGCAGCAGCCAAAGGAGTCGAAGCACTTAAGTCGGGTGTCAAATCAGTATCTATGGGGCTTAACCTCGACCCTAACGAACACCGAATTATGGAATTGTCTCTTGTACCTATTCCTGCTATCCCTAACATGGGTCTTTTTCATAAGAAAGTGAGCAAAGCAATGACCGCTAATTTCTCAGGCATCCCTGATAGCGGCAACGCAGTTACTTGGGACGAGCTTGATGCTAGCGACCAAGCGATTGACGACCTTCAAGACGAATACAATGAAATTTGCCAGAAACTGTGGCTCCTACTCAAGAATGCCTATGACAACGATGCGATTAACATTGATAGCCCTGAAGTTTTGTTGCAACTGATTTACTCTCAGTTGAATGGATTCAGCGTCAAAATTATCGAACTACTCGGTCTGACCCAGTTGATGCAGCAAATGAATCAACAAGCACAAGCTGGTGTACAAACCCCACAAGACCAAGCAGCACAGACTCAGGCACAACTACAAGGAGGTGCTGAGAGTGGTATGACAATTCCACAGCTACAGCAACAAACCACGTATAAGCGTGGCAACAATAAGTTGGCTCAGTTCAACTTGTCGATTAGCACCGCCAAGAAGTATGTACGAGGCGCAGCTAAATGCTAAAGAAGAGTGCAAATTTCGCACCCCAACAAAAATTTACAGGTCAAACTAGAGACGGTAGAGTTATGTGGGGAGAAACAAGAAGAACCTCTCGCCAGCCTGCTAATGGAAAGTTAGGTGGAAAATCTCGTCAACAGCAAATGAATGAAGAAGCTGTGATGAAAGAACGTGCCAAAATAGAACGTGAACGAGAAAGAAGAGCTTCTGAGCCACCTAAAGTTCCTCCCCTTACTGATACAGAGCGTGGTACGGCTAAGGGCGCGGAAGTAACCGCCAAAAAAGCTAAAGTTGCGGCAGATGAAAAAGATGCGTTGTATGAAAAATATGGCGGAAGGCAATCTGGAGGTAAAGGTTTTGAGATACCTTACATCACACCTGCTTTTAAAGCTGTGGGTACTACGATTCGAGATAAAGTGGTCAATCCTACTGCTAGAGGTCTTATTGGTAGAAACATGGATGCAAATGAACTTCGCGGCACATTAGCTGCTCTAACCTTTGCACCAATTGCAGCAGGTGGTTTTTTGTACGCTAACCACAAAAACAAAGAAGCAGAAAAAGAGAAACAAGCTCAAGCTCAGGGGCATCGTGACAAAGTAGCCGAAATTATTGCTCGTCGCAATCTAATCAGAGAACAACGAGGCATCGACCCAGATAGTTTACAAGCACAGCAAGCAGAAAAGAATCGTCTTGAACTAGAGGAACGAAAATTTGACTTTGAGCAAAAAAAGCTGAAAGCAAATCAAAAACCTGAATCAAATGAGTTGCAACCACAGTTAGGTTATAACTATTTTAATGCACCAAACAAGCAAGCTGAGTTTATGTTTGGAAGCAAGCCAAAACCTAGTCTTGATTGGAAAAAGGCTGCTGCAATTGGTGTTGGAGGATATGGTCTTTTAGCAGGATTGAACAAAAAACGTAACGAAGACGCACTCAAAATAAACAAAATCAAAGACAAAGCAGAACGAGCCGCAGCACTCGACTACTATAACAGTCTTCAATACAATGTGGACAATGTAATTACTAATGTACCTACTGCTTTAGGGCTATCTAATGTAGTTCCAGATACTTTGGCACATCCTCTAATTGCCCCTGCACCCGAAGCAGAAAAGGGGAAGCGCGACAAACCTAAGTGGACTAACTACCGCACCCAAGCCGCCTACAGCAACCCCAAACAAAGCGCCAATTTCTTTCTAGTGCCAGCTATCAGTATTGTTGGTGCTGGCTACGGATTGTATCGCAGAAAAAAAGAAGCCCAGAAAAAAGATGAAGTACTAGAAGCTGAGAAATTAGCTGCTCTTGACCGCATTCAAGACCCTGAGTTACGCGCTGGTTTGCTCTCTAAAGCCAGAGGTCAATTAATTGATGATAGCTCACGCGCTCAGTTGGTTGATTCTGCTCTCAGTGGTGATTACAAAACTGCTCTAGGGATAGGGTTGAAAAAAGTCAATTTTGACAACAAATAAATAAGGTATACTAAAAATAAAAACATGACTAAATATTATCGCAATCACAACTCTACCTATGCTCAATTTGTACGTTCTTACAACAGAGCTATTGCACAATTTGCTTTGCAGCAACAAGAAGAGGAAGCCACACAAGAACAAAGACCTAGACGCAGAGGCGTTAGACCTAGCTTAGCTTTGGGTGGTGCGGCTGCTGTGGGTTTAGGCGGTAAGGTTGGGTATGATGCGTTGTTGAATGAAAATGGTGAACGTGGAGTTTTATCTGATATTCCTGAGTCAGCTTCTCGATTTTTACGCTTTTCAGGGCTAGAAAACCTAAAAAGAGGCTATGTATCTCCTGAGTCTGCATTACGCTCAGCTAATGAACGTTACGGTGCTGCTGGCTCTTCCATTCGTAAAGCATTCTTAAAGCCCGATGACTATGTTAAACCTTACGATACTTTAGGAAGTGGGATTACACAAGGGTTGACTTCTGAAGAGCTTAATGCAAAAGCTTTAGCTAAGAAACTTGCCTATGATAAAGTAGCTAATGGAAGAGTACCTGAAGTGTTTGGTGGCTACAATCCTAGTCCCTCAGAAGCTTCTCAGGTCGCAAATGATTTAGGTCTTAACCCTAGTAGATGGTTTGGTGGTGGTAATTAGTGGCTAACTTTAACGCTTTTGAAGACGCTTTAGGCGCAGGTGGAGCTATTGGGGGAGGTTATCTTACAGTGAAAGCTGGGGAAGGTCTTCTTAAGCGTAAACTTGACCGTGACGCTAAATATGATGGTATGTCCACAGATTTAGATTACCAAAATAATATTCGAGAAGCTTCGGCTATTCAAGACCCAACAGAAAGAACTGCCACACTTACAAAACTTCGTCGTGATTATGATGATAGAAAGGATTATTTAAAGTATAGGCGCGAAACTACCGAATCTGGTGGAAAAATAGCATTAGGCGCATTAGGCGGAGCTGCTGGTTATGGTTTAGCTAGAAACTGGGTAGATAGTAGTTTCGGCAAAGCAGATTTTGGCGGTAATCCCATTCATGGCTTATTAGCTAAAACAGGTGCTGCTGCTGGAGCGTTGTCTGGATACCAAGATGCAGATAAGAAATACTGGGAAGGTAGAAAAGAAATTGAGTATATATCTGACCCTGAAGAACGTGCTAATCGGTTACGCGACTATGACTCTTTCAACTCCAAACTTGGTCGCGCTGGTAGTATGTTAAAGTCTTCTACTATTCGCGCTGGTATTGGTGCTGGCATCGGATACGTGGGTAGTAGAACTGCTGGTCATCTATTTGGCGACCGACCTCAACCACAAGCACAACCTACAACTACAAACATGAATAAGAAAATTAGAAAGAGTGCTAACTTTGCACTGCCTAACTTGAACCTACATCCTAACGTCAATCTAGGGGCTAAAATTGGTGCTGGTTTAGGTTTGGCTTCGGGACTTGGTATTGGTGAATCTGATAGAGAACGTGAGAATACTGATATTGGTGGTCGCCTTGGTAAGATTGTAGGTAAGACTGCGATTGGCGGAGGATTAGGTGCTGCGGCTGGCTATGGATATAATAAGTATCAAGATACAAAAATACTTAATAATGCAGATGTAGCAGTTAAAAATAATGTTGCACCTCCTGCACCAGATAAATCTGTACAACAAGCTAGAGCAGATGCCCAAGCCCCTAAGTGGAAGGCATACGAAAATAGACCACCACAAACTCAAGAAATTTCACAACCTTCTCGTTGGTCAAGAATAAAAAATTATTTAAACAAGGACATTAAAGAAGTGGGACAAGACATTAGACAAGGTATTAAAACTACTACTGGATTTGAAAAAACAATTCGCAAATCGGCAAATTTCCAAGACCCAGCTACAATTCAGCGCCTAATTCAAAAAGGCAGCACATTTATTCCTCAAGATAACACTGGAGTCGTTAGCCTAGAAGCCACTCTTAAGGGTAAGATGCAGAAAAAGAAATTGAGAGAACCTAAAGTTCCTGCAAGTATGGGTGTTAAAGAAATTAACTCAATGATTGAATCTGGGAAGCCAGTAGGTAAGTATTTTAGTAAGTCGGTTCGTAAGTCTGCTGTATTTCAACAACGCGGATTGAAGTCTGAGGCTGAATTTGGTATTGGGAGAAGAATTGGTGATGCAATCAGCGCTCCTAGCTTACTGACGCAAGCAGGAAGATACATTGCTGACCCTTTGGGCAATACTTTTAAAAATGCTGCCAGTAATGCTAGAGGCGGAGTAGCTGGAGGACTATTAAACCGAGCGTTAAGTATCCTACCTAATGCTCAAGGGGCAAAAGCTAAAGTAGCTAAAGCAAACTCACTACAAGGTATTGGTGATTATTTACATACTAACGAAGGTGCTGACCGCGCCGCTATTGGTACTGGGCTACTCGCTGGAGGTGGGTTGTTAGCTCTAGGTGCGTTAGCAAGTCGTAAACCTAAAGTCCTCGAAGAAGAGCAGTATAAAACTCAATAATAGTCAGTCATTACGTCAGTTACGGGAAAAAGCCATAAATAATGCCATGCTGAGAAATTAGTGTGGCATTATTATTTTAATCCTAAAAAAGAAAATAATAAAAATGGATGAAGAACAAGATTTAGGCGCTCAGGGCGCTGGTATGGAAGGAGCGACCGAACTCAATCCTACCAATGCTTTTGGCGAATTACTTCTAGACTTAATTGAAGCCCAATATGAAGGCGACATTGATGCTGGTGTACAAGCTCTCGTTCAAGCTACTGGTTTGAGCGAAGAAGACGTAACTGGCTACATTAGCGGTGAAAATATCGTTGATGATGCTGACATTCTCGAAGCAATGATTGGAGCTTTCCCTGACGCTAACGACGAAGATATTCAAACTATTATCGAAGTTGCAAGCGGAGTTGAAGAAGCTGACCGCGAAGCTCTAGAAGCACAATATGAAACCGAAGGCGCTGAAGGAGGCGCAGAAGAACCAGCTATGGCACAACAAGGCGCAGATTATGCGGCTGCTTATAATCCCGTAATTCAAGCTAACTTTAATCGTGCAGTTGCCGATGAAATTCAACGAGTACGTGCAGAAAATGAAGCTTTACATGCAAACTTTGCCAAAGCTCAATTTGAAGCTAATCTTTCTCAAGCTTTGACTGATTTGAACGCTCGTATTAGCCAAGATGTTGTTGACGGTATTATCACCCCTGCAATGAAGGAAGCTCTTATCGGTAACTTCTCTGACCCTCGCCAACGTGTTGCTCAGTTTAGCGGTATTGCTCAAACTAATGGTGCGCGTGATTTGCAAGAACAACTCAATATGTCCGAGTTCGCTTACAGCTTACTTCGCAATATTGCCAATGTTACTCAGTTCACCGACTTCTCTGTTAGCGCTGAAGAAGTTGCAACTGCTAATTTCTCATCTAGCCTTGAAGAAGCTGCTAAGGGCGACCTTGTAGCTATGGGTCTGGATTTCGGACTATAAGGAGAACAGAAAAGAATGTATTTAACAACTCAAAAATATATCCGTAACGGTAAGGCAATCATTTTCAACGCCGCAGCTAAGAAAGTTGCAATCGATGGTGTTGAAATTAAGAGTGCCGATATTCAACTCAACTCTGAAGGGATTGCCGCAGTTCCTGAAGGTAGCTTCATCGCTACTACTGGCACTTCTGGCGAAAGAGTTGCCCGTTTCCTTCCTCGCACTCGCTTAAACGCTGCGACCGCTACTAACTCTCCTACTATCTCGTTGAAGACTCCTTGTTCTCAATTTAAGGTTGGGGATGTACTGTACGCAAAGCACTGTTTCGCTCGAATCAAGTTTGTTGGTACTTTTGCAACTAGTGATGTTATTACTGCCAAGATTGGTGGTGTAACTTATTCGGCAACTGTAGGTGCTACTCAAACTGGTGCTGGTGCTGCTGCTGATTTCGCGACCGCTAACGCTGCTGCTCTGTTGGCTGCTGGCATTACCTTCGCTCAAGTCGGTTCCACTGCTGTAGCTACTATCTATGCTAATGACAGCTATGATGTGTACTTCACTACCTCAGGCGCTGCTGGTCAAGTTGTTGTCGAAACTACTGAAGCTGGTTACTTAGGTGACAATCTCACTCCTTTAGGCACGATTCTTGCAATCGGCGCTGAAAATGCTACCACTGGTGTTCGCTCGGTGACTTTGGCTGCTAACGCTGCTCAAGCTCTACCTATCAACTCTATTGTCGGTATTAACGTTGAAGAAGTTCTCGGTTTGTATCCTGACCCTGTAGACCTAACCAACGAGCCTGTGCGACATTTTGCAGTTATCAGTGAAATTGCTGGTATCTATCAAAACAATCTGCCCTACATTGACCGTCAATTGAAGCGTTTGTTTGGTTTGCACTTGCACATTAAACCATACTTCAACAAATAACGGAGAAACATAAAAAATGGCAATGTCCCCTATTGAAAGCTTTTTAAAAGAAGCTCGTGCTGCTAAAGCGGCTGACTTGGTTATCAACAATACCCTTCGTCAAACCAAAGAGCGCAGCAAAGTTCTCAACACTTATGTTCCCTTGATTGAAAAGACAGGTCGTGACTGGCTTGCTTATCTTGGGACAACCACAGACCCCATCGCATCGTTAGTTGCAACTGGTCAGGACTACCCTGAAGCGAAAAAAGGCGACTTCTCACGCATTCAAGCTCGTAACTTCAAAGCAGCGATTTCGTATCACTGGGACGAAGATACTCAGTGGCGTATGCAAGAAGTTAGCGAAATCGCTAAGCTTCGCAACATCACCATTCAGAATATTCAAGTCTCTGAAGGTAAGGTGCAATTGGGTCAAGATAACGAATTGGCTAAGGTTATTTTTGGTTCTGTAGCTTCTCTTGTTCGTGGTCACATCAACTTGATTGACTATCTTGCTTGGCAGACTCTACAAACTGGTAAGATGGAGTATACCGACCGTCGTACAGGTCTGAACGTTTCACTTGACTGGCGAAAGGCTATTCCATTGAGACGCAACAACTTTCCATTTCCTGTGTATCAAACAGACTTTAATGGAACTGAAACTGTCGATAGCTTGAAACGCGATTGGACACAACATGAGACTGCTGACCCTTTACAAGACCTTGTAGATATGCACTCTAACTACAAGTGGGTTAATGGATTTCCTGCTGATGAGATTGCTATCTCTGAGCGTTTACTTCTGAACATGGTTCGTTGTAAGTCCGTTAAGGAAGCTGTAGTTACAGCTAATGTTATCGGTAACGTTATTACTGGTACTCCTAGCATCGACCAAGTTAATGAAGTTCTGACTCGCAGATTCCTGCCTAAGTTTGTCTTAGTTGACGATTATGTGGAATTGACTGATAACGAGGGCAAAGCAGTTCCTACTCGCGTACTTGATGAAGGTACTGTCGTGTTCTTGAGCCGTCAAGGTCAATTCAATCGTATCCTTGGTGGTACGTTGGAGAATGGAGGGAAGGCAGGGGTTTACGTCAACACGTACACCAAAGCTGGAGACCCGCCTCTCTCCATCACCAACACTGCCAGTATGCAGTTGGTCAGCGCAGTGACAATCGGAAAAACTGGCGCAGCGCGCAAAATGAGCAAGCAAGCAAGCTTAGAATCGTCTGTCAGCTTAGCCGAGTTCAATACATGGGATTCAACTCAAGGACTCACTGTCATCTCCTAATACTAATCCTAATTAGTTAAAATTAAATCCCTCTTCCGACAGATTGTTGGTTGGGGGATTTTTGTTATTATGTATACAAGTGGTCTACCGAATAGCTACGGGAACGCAAATTAAGGATTGCCCGACCACTTTTTTTCTTTTTCCTTAATATCCTTATCACAGAATTATGAAACTTCCAAGAATTGCTGGCATCTATAAAATTACAAATACTCTAAATGGGCTTTATTACATTGGCTCTACCGTAAACATTAAGAAAAGACATTACGGGCATTTTTCAAAACTTAGAGTAAATAAACACGCTAATTTTCATCTGCAAGCTGCTTTCAATAAATACGGTGAGTCTGCTTTCCAATTTGAAATTGTAGAAGAATGTCTGGGTAAATCTATAGAAGAGCTAAGAGCCGTCGAGCAGAAATATCTAGACGCTATCCCAGATTGGCGTGAATGTTACAACATGGTAAGAATTGCTAATCATCTAAAAGCTTTACCACCTATTAAAGAATCTACAAGACAAAAGATGTCTCTCAGAAGAGGTGTGGCTAATCCCAACTTTGGTAAGAAGCATCCAGAAGAATTAAAGCTTGAGATGGCTGAAGTAAAAAGAGTTCGTGGGTCTGGTGTCTATATTACAAAAACTGGTACTTGGAAAGTGAACATCAAGCTTTTAGGAGAAAAGACAGACACTTACCTTGGCACATACCTTGGAGAAGCTATAGCAAGAAAGGTAAAAGACTTAGCTGAAAGGCTGTACTGGGATAATGATATTTCTGTAAAAGAAGAATTAGATACCCTAAAAAGAGGGGCAATAACAAATACTGTAAATGCACGTAAATATGGTACAGGCGTGAAGTTAACTGCTGATGGCACATGGCTGGCTATTATTTCTGTAAACCATAAGAAGATTTATCTCGGTATTTATAAAACAGAGCAGCTTGCACGAACAGTTAGAAGTTTAGCTGAAAAAGTTTATTGGGACAATGATGAATCTTTATTGCCAGAACTAGAAGCCGCTAAATTGCAAGCAAACACACCACATAACCAAAAACATTATGGTGGTGGAGTAGTGTTTGACAAAAGAAGAGGTGATTGGTTAGCTAGAATCCGTTTAAACGGTAAAACTGTGCAAGTAGGTACTTTCAAAACCGAAGCCGAAGCAAAAGAACGTCGTGTGCAAGCTGAAAAGTATTACTATGACGGCGACGAAAGTTTTGCTTATCTGTTTAACAAACCTAAAAAAGAAAAAGCTTTACCTACTGGGGTACAATTACGTGATAACGGTAAGTATCGTGCAGTAATCAATATAAACAATAAGAGGCATACTCTTGGAACGTTCACTGAACTTGAAGACGCAATCGCTGCCAGACTAGCCGCAGAACAATCTCTGCTATCATAAATACATCTACACTTATACAACTATGATTCCCAAAACACCCCCAAAGCAATATCGTATTTTTCCCGCATATATAAATTATGAAGGATTTGTAGTCCCAGAGGGTATCTACAGTGAAACAGAAATTGACATTGTAGAAGCCAGAGCTAAATCTACCGCAGTTCTGGTTAACGCTAGTGAGTTCCAAACCGTTACTCCCGCCAACCACAACCCTGATATCTCCTTCATCCCTAGCAACGACCTAACCTTCAACAACACAACCACAATCCACACAGTCAAAAAGTTGAAAATCAACTCTTGTGAACCTTCCGAAATCGAAGCTCTCAAGTTCGTCGGCAAAGTAGCAACCCAAAAAATCACCGAAGCTCGTAAAGATGCTAAAATTGAATCATATTCACAACTAGACCGCATCGCTCCACTCAAGAGCAAGAAATGGGAAGACATCGCCGTTATCGACTTTGAACTGCCCGACCCCACTCATGGTCTAGTATACGAAGGACTCAAGACATTCGGCTACACCGCAGAAACCACAAATGGAAAATCAGCTTAAAGCGCCAAACCTACCCAAGATGAAACAAGGGGCAATGAAACCGATGTTCGGTGAACGTTTGCCCCAAGCTCGTATGGGCGCAACCAACAAAAAAAGTGGCGGTTTCACAGCACCAGTAGTAAAGCGCCGCAAAGGTGTAATCTCAGCAGGTATGGGCAAGAACATGACATTCGCATTTATGAACACTAACCTAGCTAACTTCAGCTCAGACAAGCCCTCACTTCTTTTTTCTGCCAACGAGCGCCAGCAAGTAGCCGAGTTCCTAAATTTAACTGGTCGCCAACGATACTACAGCATCGACGACATTCCCGACGATGAACTAGCCGAAATGACTGACCAACAAATTAACGAAGCAATTCACAGGCAACAGGAAGTAGAAGCCAAAAACAAAATCCGTGAAAGTGCGAACAACCGAGCCAACTATCGTGCCAAACTAGATACATTCCGCGAAGGTAAGTCTGCTATTCGTCAAGGCTATCTACCTTATGTTGGAAAAGTACTTTACGGGTAAATTATGAAATACGCAAACATTCAATCCCTAACACGTAAGCTTAAAGGTCGATTAGAAGTAGTTGAACAAGAGACATCAGGCATCACTGGTATTGCTACTCAAGAGATTGACGAAGCTACTGTTGAAATGCTTGTAGATGAAGTGGAATTAGGTGACATCGACACATATCTGCAAATGATTTATGAGTTTCCTTTGAAGCTTACTGAACCTTCTACGATTAATTATCTGAAGATGATTGCAGAAGACATCTCTATTGCCAAAATCATTGACTTCAAATTTCCTCGTCAAACCGATGGTGAAGCTAATAATGATGGATTCAGTCAAGTAACCTTACAACGTGGTTTAGATAGACTGCAATCCTTATTTGCTGGTACTGGCATTTTTGTAGCTGGTGCAAACGCTGGTCTTCAAGCAATTCAAAACGACCCAAATGCTTCTCAACAACAAAATAGAAACATTGTCTTAGCAGGTGAAGTACTTAAAGAGTATATTGGCTACGATTTTAATGGTGATGGTACGAGTGACACTGATATTTTTAAAAAGAACCTAAATGTCGAACCTAGTTTCTATTGTGCTGACGACTTTAATGAAATTGTAGGCACTAATGATGGTAATTTTATCGAAAATGGTGTGCAAACAAGACGTAATCGTTATGTTACCCCATACTCTAACAACTATCGCAATCCTGATACTGTGAGCTTTTGGTAATAAATGTTTATTGAACGCCCCAGCTACCCTGCAAATTATAAGTTTCTTGACATAGACCTCCAAACTATAGCTGCATATATTCGTAATGAAGTTAACATCACGTTTAATACAGCTCTAGGGGGTAAGAAAGCTATTTCGAGTTATACCGTAGACAACACCAACAAGTTGCCTCTAGGAACGAATATCTACCCACTACTGAAGATATTTCGCAATGAGGAGTCCTCACTATTCCCAATCGGGGCAGGAGATGTAGTTAGCCTCACAATTGCCTATGTTTTAGCCTATAGTGCCAAAGATACAGCATCAGGGCTTACTTTCCACGTAGCTAAAGAAATAAAGCGTATACTTCAAAACAGTGAAGTTGATGAGGTAATTCCTTTTACTATTGACAAAGAACAGGGCATCACAATTAAATATGAGTCTGCCACAACTACTGACCTTATTTACGATTACGCCAAAATAAACTGTGCAGTCTTTGCTTATTAGCATCTCTGATATAATTGAATAAAATCTTATGCATAAGAAGAAAAACTAAATGTCAAATATCCAAGTCGCTTTAGGTGTAGCTAATCCTAAAGTTCTCACAACTCTAGACCTTGGCACTAATCCAGTCAAAAATATTGGAGATGCCGAGTACATTCCTATTACTATTGCTTTAGCTCAGGCTGATATCACTGCGTCTGTTATTCCTATTGCAACCGAATCTAAGCTAAGAGCTGTGGTTGCTGGCGCATTTGATAATGTGCGTGTTGGAGACTTTATTACCGCAGTTGCAACTGGCTCTCTAACTGCCAAAAGCAATGTAGCAGTCAACAACGTCTATTTGGCTTCTGGGCTAAAAGAAATCACCTACGACGAAAACTACAACAGCACCAACCTTGGTGTTAAGTCAGGCGATGCTATTACTGTAGCGTCTGCGGGGACTGGTATTCCTGCAAACACTATTGTCACTAAGATTGATTATGTAGCTCGTAAAATCTACATTGACAAAGCCTTAACCGAAAGTAAAGTTGCTAGTGTCAGCGTAACCCCTAAGATTCGCGTTACAGCCGTTCGCAAGTCCACCGCAACCGCAAATGCCAACGAGATTGATTTTGATAGCACAGTGGCGACTACAGGCGTAGCTGGTAACGTTACTATCAAAGGCGGCGCAGTTGATGGAGTTTATACTGTAATTCGCGTACTTCCTTTGGATAATGCTGTCAATGCTAAGGCGACTGTATCTATTGCTTGTGCTACCTTGGACGGCTCTGAAGTTAAAGGAAGTACCGAAGGATTTAACGGTCTTGCCTACGATACCCTGACCTACAGTAACATCGGACAATATCAGACTGACCTCGACTCTTATCGCACCAAAGCTGGTGTAGCTGCACCTACTGGCTAATAACACAACATGGCTATCGAATGCCTCGGAACTAAATATTTTGCCATCAGTAGCCTTTTTGTTAAAAGCATTGATGGCAATTTTTTTACGTTTCCATCTCCTTACAGCATCACTATCGAGAGTGACTTCAAAAAGAATAGCACCATAGAGATATGCTATGCTAGTTTCTACGGTAGTCCACTCGTATTGGACTACATATTTGATTTATTTTTCTATGTCATCTCATTTGATGGGAAGATAGAAACCTTCTTTCTGCGGTCTGTGCATCAGAAAGAAGAACCTCGAAATGAATCTTACGGTTATAAAGGAATATACAGCTTTCAACCCGACTTGATTTTACAGAATAATACACTACTCAACGAAAAAACAGAACTAGGACAATTCTATGGCAGCCTCAGACAAATTAAACAAACCATCTTACCAGACCCTAGAGGTGTTGCTTGACGACGGAAAAAAAGTCCGTATTAAGCGCGTACCTCAAAGCGACCTCAAGCAGCTCATTACCTTACAAGATGAGTTGCTTGGATTATACATCAAAGCAGATGGCGCATTAGCCGAACTTCTTGTTGATGAGTCAGTTGTCGAAGTTATTAGGCAATACATTGGGCTTCTTCCTATCGAAGGGCAGAAAACAGAATCTGGAGAGCAAAAATATCTCAACTACGATGACATCTGTGAAAACTGGGAGCAACTGACTCGACTCGTCTTTAACGGCTCCCTTGACGAAAAAACCCGCAATATCGAAGGCGTGACCCCATCACTAGTAAGTAATCTCCATTTTTTGCCCTACGAGACTCAGAGAGAGCTGCATCT